GTGATCAAGACTGGATCCTTTATGCTGCAGCTGTTGAGATGAAGCTGCGTGAGAAGAATGGACTATGACATACATCAAGATGAAGTGGGACGCGGTGTTCAGCGCTGCAATCACCAAGCAATTGGAGATCGAGAAGTATCAAGCTGAGTGGCATGAGAAGCGGATTACCCGGCTGATGGATTGTACTGTAGGGTTTCTATGGAACAAACGGAAAAGGACCCGGGAAGAAGCTGAGCAACTTCATCAAGAGTGTATTGGTGAAGTATACTTAGTGCCGCGGATGAGGTCACTACAAAGAGCGAAGGAGCTTGCTGAGGTAGCTTTGAGAGCTTCGAAGCAATATGATGATAATAACGATTACGTCTACCTGGACAAGGATGATGTGATCTTTTTGTTTGGAGTTTGATGATGAGTTACAAAGTGCATGGGTATCTTGACCGTATGCTGCTGTTCTATTGGAAGCTGGAGCATCTTCCTCGGCACGGAGACACTGTTCGGGTTGGCCGGGACAGGTACGCTAAAGTGACCGAAGTGATCTGGTGCATAGATGAGGAGTGGCCTGATGGCCAGCGAGTTAACCTAAGAATGGAATCGATATGAGTAAAGCAGTAATGCAGCAGGCCCTGGATGCAATCGAGCACATGTGCAGAACCACTAGTGCCATCCCCGGCAGGAACTACGACTCAGATCTCGTCGAGGAAGCAATGATTGCACTGATGAATGCCTTGGAAGACCCTATTGAGAAGCAGCTCAATGAGTCTCAAGAGGAACGGTTGCAGCGAGTCGAAAAGGGACTGGAATGGCTAGCAAAGACTCGTGTGTCTGGTGGCAGCAATCCAGTTGACTTCCCTAAGTTCGGAGGTTGTCCGCAGCAAGGTAATCTCGATAAAGCTGATCGATGTGCTACCTGTACGTGCTGGAAATCAAATGACATTGTCGCTGTTGGTCGTTTGACTGTTGCCCTAAACTCTAATTCATGAGATAATTGGGCATCAACCGGAGAACACAATGTTTAAAGTCGCTATCGAAACCGCTCTGAATCTGATCCCCACATCCGAAGCTCGCTTCCGTGGTCAAACAATGTTTGTTGAGTGCACTGTGGCAGAAGCTGTCAAACTGGAAACAGAACTGCGCAAAGCTACGGCATTCGGTATCGTCATGGAACGCGTCAGCAAGTCCACAACCGCTTTCGATTTCGTCTAAGGAGAACAACATGGCTATTTTGTCACGCGAAGAGAAGAGTGCAAAGATCATGGAACTGGAGATCGAAGCCAGCAAGCTGATGCAACAAGCCGGCGGCAACATCTACGGTAGCAATTTGTTCCCCAAGTACTTGAAGATCACACGCAAGGTTCAGAAGCTGAGAGATTCTCTGTGAGCCGTTGCCCTAAACTCTAATCCGTAGGATAATTGGGCATCAACCGGAGAACAACATGACCAAATTTGACGAGCTCTATCGCAAGATCAGCACCAACAAGAATTACGTCACCCCAAAGTATCCACGGATGGACAATTGGGCTGTGGACCTCTATCAGACTCCTGATGGCTGGTTTGCTGGGATGGGTGACGGCGGCTATTCGCGATGGGTTGGTCGCATGGACGCTGAGGGCAGAGTGCTCTGGCGGGTGTCTGACTACTACCCAAAGCCATTGGAGTACAGCTCAATCACAGCAGAAGAATTCGAAGCGTTGTCTTAATTGGAGAGTGTCGTGGTTGAATACAAAGTAACTGCAGGGCCGCTAGCAAGCCGGAAGAGTATCGCTAAGTGGCTGCTGACCCTACCAAGTTTTGATGGTTCAAGTTCAAGGTCTGTGCCGAAGGCGCTGGACATGGCCGACCACTTGTTAGGTGGAGGTGAGTTTATAAGGTATCTTTCAGAAGAGGAAAAAGATGCCGCCGGTGACATCTGTTCATTCGAAGAGATTCTGTGGGAAAATCCATGGGTCAAACACATGAAAGAACAGGAAGAATACTTCGCTCTCTGTAAAAGAGGTGCCGCTGGGGACGTGGAAGCTGCCATCGCATACTGCAAGCTAGAAGTTGCCGGTACAGTCAAACACGGCGGAATGGGTTGAGACAGCTGTTGCCCAATAATGTATTTCATGAGATAATTGGGCATCAACTGGAGAACACAATGATCGACATGAAACAATACGAAATCACTGTAAAGATTCTGGTCAGTGTACCCGATGTGCCCGACACGTCTGATGTTTGGGCTGACGAGATCGCTAACAAGTACGCCAATATCGCTACGTCATATAAGAGCATTGGCGCTGACAAAGTACTGGATATTATTGTGGAGCTCAGAAAATGATTAACGCAAAAGAAGCCCGTGAGTTGGTTGAGCAAAGTGATGCCACCGTGAAAAAACGATTAGATCGGATCAATGCGGTGATCCGAGCAGAAGCCTCTTTGGGCAAGCGTGAAGTATTGTTGAAAGACTATCTCTACCACGAAGACTGGATGAAGGTTGAAAAGCAACCATTCTACGAACCTGAGTTTACTCCTGTTCAACGTTTGGTCAAGACTGAACTTGAAAAAGTAGGATTCACTGTAGATATTCACGGATACCCGATCACCATCGGTGGCGGACTGAGTAGCATGGGCGAAGAGCCACGTGAAGGAACTAACTATGCTATCAGAGTGAGATGGTAAACAGGGTGCCCAACTCTAATACAGAGCGTGCCGGGGTATAGGTACCAGAACGGCCTGTAAACGTGCATTTAAATATTTTGCCCTCCTAGAGCCCGCATGAATAGGGGGTTGTACGAGGGCGATTTCACGAATTTCCTCTATGCATGTTGCCCAATAATTGATTCCGAAGGATAATAGAGTCATCTACTAAGGAACGCAAATGAACTTCGAAACAATGTACTACATCGCCCTGGGCACAGTTGTTGACTATATGTCCGCTAGCGATGCATACCGTGAGATGGCCCGCACAGCAGACGGCGAAGAAGAACGCAAACGATGCCTGCGTAAGACACTCAGGTTCAAGGCTCGGGCCGTTGTTGGTTTCGACCGTGAGATGGACCGCTGTATCAAGGAGTACATGTAATAACCTTACGTTGTGTAAGGTTGTTGACCTTTATGCACAACTCCGTTATAATAGAGTCATCTACTAAGGAAATGATCATGAACGCACAAGAACAAGTTGAATACGGCAATCGCAAACTGGCTCACTACAATGCTTGGCTAATGGACTCCAAGCGTCCATTCGGTGTTCCTTACGCTGGTTTTCCAGAAGACGTGGAAGCTCCAAAGGCGAAGCGTGTTGCTAAGGTCACTGACAAAGTGGCTAAGAAGGGCTCTGTTCCTGCAAAGATGAAAGCAAAGCGTTCTGGTGTCACTAAGCTGGATCAGGCTAAGGCTCTCTTCCAAGCTAACGGTTCTATGGGCCGCGACTTTGTAGTTGCTTTGTTCATGGAGCAACTGTCTATGTCTAAGGCTGGGGCATCTACTTACTGGTATTCGGTTAGCAAGTAAAATACACGTGGAAAAAGAAAAATACCTTAGAGAGAAGTATCGAGCAAAGATACATTCTACACGATTGCGAGTGGACAAGCTGGGTAATCCTATTGAGTTTCGATTATCATTTGAGGAGTGGTCAAAACTATGGAATGATGCTGGGTTATTACCTAACAGGCATCATGTCCTGAGTAGAGTTAATGACATAGGACATTATGAAGTAGGTAATGTATATGTCAATCATAATCTTTCAAACCTCACAGAGTCGTTAACTGATAACAGTGATGACGAACAAAAGATTACTCAATATAGTATTGAATCCGGATATAAACGACGTATCGTCAAGGGCATGATCAAACGTGGTGATCTTGTGCTGTGACTTATTGATTGTAGGCTTTCGGCCGAAAGCGTCTTAGAGAGGTCACATAACGTGTTGATTTATAAGGACGCGAGGACGTTCAAAATCGATGAATCGTGTAGATTGTGTCTTGACCGCAAAAACATCAAAAGAATCGGTTTAAACTGTGCTTACGGTTTGTAAGGTTGTTGACCTAATTGCACAACTAGAAGATAATAGAGTCATTGCAAACAAGGAATGATATGATGAACATCCGCGAGAAAATGGACCAGGCGTTCAAGTTTATCCAGAGCAATTCTGTGTACTACAAAGAGTGGTGTGAGTGCAAGACTCAAGAAGAACGCAACGTGATGCTGGCTGAGCAGCTGTGGGACGCCGCTTTTCAGGCAGGGTATGAGGACGGGTATAAGCAGTGCGATGAAGATGTTTCGATGGGTGGCTGACCCGTTGCCCAAATTGCACAACTGGAAGATAATTGGGCATCTACCAAGGAAACAGCATGAAACCCCAAACACGCGCTAAGATCACCTACTGGACAATGACAGCGAAGATCGCACCTGCAGTGATCGGCAATGTGATCAAGATGTTGTGGATGACATACGTCAAAAAAGACAGCGCTGGTGCTGCAGCATGCTCTGATCGTTGCTATCGGATGTTCGCTGACCGCCGGTTTGAGACAGAGCGGACTTATCGTGTATACAAGGCCGGCTACGAGTTGGAATTGCAATAAGCTGTTGCCCAAATTGCACAACCAGAGGATAATAGAGTCATGGCAAACAAATTCACACTCAAAAAAGCATACGGCTCCACCTCCACAGGTCGTGAGGTTGTGGTCTGGGACGTTGTTGATTCTGCTGACGGTTACGTTGTCGATACCTTCTCACTTCGCCGTGATGCAAAGTATTACATGGATCTGTGGAACTCTGAGGCCGCTCGCGCGGGTGTCAAATGATGATGTTCATTATTGAATTTGAAGATGGCCCATGCGCCTGGAATTGCGGTGCAGAGATGTTGGAGGCAGACTCCGAGCAAGCTGCTTGTGATTTGTTTGAAGAGCGGAATCCCCGCGCAATGATCACAGCAGTATACCCGTTGCCCAATAATTGATTTCATTGTATAATTGGGCATCAACCGGAGAAACAAGATGATTGATCGTACACCAAAAGAGCAGATCTCGGACAAGATGACACAAGAGATCCGAGAGGCTCGTGCCCGTCAAGTCCAGGACCGCAAGACTGGCGAGTTCTACAATCCACAAGAGCGTTTCGATGTTCTGATGAACAAGCCAGAGACCCTGGCAGTGTTGAAGCGTTTGGCTGATCGTTGAGGAGTTGATATGAACGAACGACTTAAAGAACTTAGAAAACAGGCTTGGAAAGAGGCATACAATGTTGATCCAGATGACCCTCGTATTGCCCGAGCCCATAAAGCTATGGAAGAAGGCATGGCAAAGTTCGCCGAGTTGATTGTTCGAGAATGTGCTGGAGTGATGCAGAAGAATGTCAATCTAAATTATGACCATTGTTTAGATACACAGATTTTGGAACATTTTGGAGTTGAAGAATGAATCTAAAACTTAAATTGTTCAAAGATGAATTACCAGAACTAACCTGCTATAGTAGTTCATACGGTGGCCAATGGACATCTGATTGGATTATTATATTTGAGCCAGACGGCACAGTTAGAACGACAAAATTTACTGTCAGCTGGTCAACACAGCGAAAAAATGAACCATTGTCTTTAGAAGATAAGAATTGTGGAAAGATTACTGGTAGTTTGCCTTGGAAATTTACTCACGCTAATAGTGCTTGGTGTTATTCTAAAGATGCCTCAAATCTTTTCGGAGTTGAAGAATGAAAACAGAAATTGAACGCATCCAGGAACTCCTGCCCACAGAGTTGTTTGAGGGTAGCAAGGACTGGCGTGAGGGCAGTCCTGCAGAGCGAGTTGAGTGGCTGCTGTCAATGTACGCCAGCGCCAAGCAGGAAGTTGATCGACTGGAAGATGAACTCACTGCTGTCAATCAATATTGGCACGACAGGACCTGAATAACCTTACGTGATGTCTGCTTGTTGCCCATTAATGGAATCCAAGGGATAATAGAGTCATACTAAGGCAACAACGAGTACTTTGAGTAGATGAAAACCGACCCGGGAGAGACTTCCCGGGCTTCGCGAAAGCGACGAACGATAAGCAAAGTCGGTCCAGTAGGGTAAGGAAAGTTGAAGCTAGCGGAAAGAGCTGCTGGCCAGGACAGAAGTTTGGGCACATCCTCGGAGGGGGTGGTTAGTCTTAACGCCGTGTAATCCTGGCACCATATTGAAGCACATTAGCCTGACTGAAACGGGCATCGAGTACGTGGAACGTGGAAGAAGGTTCGATTCCTTCATACTCAATTTCAGTAGTGTGCTTCAATATGGTTGTCATTCCGTGGTTTACTCCACCAGACCGACACGCCTTGAGCGTATCGAAGTAAGGTTTGACTCCATATTGAAGCACATTCGCTGAAGTTGGTTCAGCAAGACGGGGAGATCCAATTGCCTACGTCGTTGAGTGTGTTTCAATATGGATCAAGGAGTTTGATATGTTCGTTGTAAGAGAAGTTGAATACGGTGGTGATGTGGACGGTACCGGTCCCGAGCGTTGGTTGGGCAGGGCATTGGGTTGTTTCGACACTTGGGATCAAGCCTTGGACTTTATCGACACCCAATGGACTGAATGTGAAGTTGTTGAGGAGCAATAATATGTGGCAAATCTATCGTCGGCGGCCAGACGGCACGCACTTGGACATCTGCGGTGAGTTGTATGACACTGAAGATGAAGCTGAAGACCGTGCAGAGTATCTGGATGAAGAGTGGTTAGCAATGGGCGATTATCATTGGGTAAAGGAAGTGGAATGAACCGCAAAATTTATGAACTTGCTCTACAGGCTGGCTTTAGCACTTGGGTACTGAATCCCTCGAAAGAAACAATGTCTGATACCCCTGAACTATTGAAAAAGTTTGCCGAGTTGCTTATTCAAAAATGTGCTGAGGTTGCTAATGATCACGACTGGAATCTATCCGGCAATGCAGGTGAGATTTTGAATCATTTCGGAGTTGAAGAATGATCAGCACGTTCGAACGGATCTCTGAACGCCTGCTGAAAGGTCAACCTAAACCCAAGCGATTCGGCCGTATGGAAAGCGGAAAGTTCTGGACAGGAACAAAGAGCCTGCACCGCACACCCCAGAGTCGTCGTTGGAGGCTGTTCTGGCGACTGAAGTTCTGTCGCTTGTAATAACCTTACGGTTTAGAAGCTTGTTGCCCTAATTGCACATCTACGTTATAATAGAGTCATAGCAACAAGGAACTGATATGAACTTCGAAGACCGCTGCATCGCAATTGTGAAATCTGTTACGGACAAGCGTGCGTACTTTTTCCAGGGCACTATGTTCCTGGAGACAGAAGATTCTGTGATTGCGACCAAAGTGTACAATGCTCTTGCAATCAACAACCAGAGCTGCGGTATCATCTTCGGCCTGTGTGGCCAATCTGAAACATCTTACGATTTCGTCTGAAAGATTATATGTACGCAGTATTTGATGTCAATAACCGACTTGTCGGTACGTTTCGACGCATTCGTTCAGCAAAGAATGCTGGTGAAAAGACACGAGATTATTACAGGTGTGAATGGGTTAAAGATATGGCAAAGCTAATGCTGAACGCAATAATGAGCCCCCGCTCACCCAAATTGAAAAAGATCTGAGGAGCTCCTATGACAGTCACATTCCGCACAGTGGTTATTGGCGAGCGTTTTGAATGCAACGGCAATACTTGCATCAAGAAGTCTACGCGTACAGCTGAGATCGTAGGAACCGGCCGCGTGTTTTATTTCGGCCAAATGGATAATTGCAAATTGGAGTCAAAATGAACTACAAAACCAAACAAGAGGCAATTGAAGCTTTCACTAAAGCTGCCGGCGACGACTTCATTGAATTCGATGGGCAGAATTGCAACGACTACCTGGACGATGATGCTGATGAGTGCGCTGGGTGGCAAGTTGGTGATCGCCGCTGCGACTGTGGAAACCGCCGTGTGAGCATTGAGGTGGGTGGTGATGAAAAAGATGGCTACTACGCGTTTGCGTCTGCCTACTAAGGAAACAACATGGCTAAAGAATATCGAGTGATCTGCTCATACAAACCAGGCAAGCTGGAAGAGGACGTCAACCGGTACCTGGCAAACGGCTGGAATCCGGTCGGCGGCGTTGTAATTGCTGTCAGCAGTAACACCGGCGAACCAGAGTTTGCTCAGGCAATGATTAAGGTGGAAGAAGAATGACCTACGTTTTAATGTTGTGGACAGCTGTAGCAATGGCCGGCGACAGGCATGTACAACAAAAGGCATACGACTGGCGACCAATGGCTGAGTTTCACGAGACGATCACTGCAAGTGCGAACAGTAAATGTGAGGAAGCCGCTCGGCAACTTGGTCTGAAGTCTGACCGTTACCGCTGCATTCGAACAAAGTGAGCTGAAAATGACTAAGAAAGTTATTACCGAAAAGATCGACTCCCAGTCGTTCTATTCGATCCTCGATGGGAACACTCCGGAGCAGGTGATTGAGGCGGTGCAGGAGATCCGCGACTATTACGGATCGCGTGACATCTATTTCGACATCCAGCCTTATGGGTATGATGGCGGGGCTGAGTTGTATCTGTATGAGCGCCGGTTTGAAACTGACGAGGAATACGCTAAGCGTACCGCTGCGGAAAAGAAAGAGCGTGAAAAGAAGAAGGTCGCTGCAGATAAGAAGAAGGACAAGGAGTACGCTGAGTACCTCCGTCTGTTGAAGAAATTTGGCTAACACCAACTTGAAATTTTGATTTTTAACCAAGGAACTATATCATGAAACCCACTTTGAAACAAAAGATTCGTTTTGCTCTCTACGGCACAGGCATTGGTTATACCGATGATCAGCTCGCCAAAATGTTCAACACAGAGCCGTACGTGATCCGTGCTCGTTTGTCCGATCTCCGCAAAGACTGCTTCAACGTCGTTAAGCAGCTGGATGTGGTTAAAGGCCAAGTCCAAAAAGCAAAGTACTACATGCCCATGGGCGTTGCAGAGGATGTGCTGACTCGCTTGGGTCGTCCAACGCACTTGTTCTTGAAGTGATCTGATTAGAAGCGGAGTCATGTCAGAGAATGATATGATTCCGAATAACCTTCTGATTCGTCAGCTTGTTGCCCTAAATGTGATTTGACAGGATAATAGAGTCATAGCAAACAAGGAACTGATATGGCAAAAGAAACTAAAGCACAACGCGAAGCACGTCTGGAACTCGTCGAACAAGGACGCTTGGCAATGGCTAAAGCTACCTACACCGAGCGCTTGATGGCAGTGCTGGAGCGAGCAGTCAAAGAGAACTTTGAATTGGAAGTTCGCAATGGCCTGTTCGTTGTGGAGGACCGTGATAACCGCTACAACGTGCGTCATGGCCTGAAACCCACGTGGACTGAAACCGCAGACATGGATCTCTACAGCTTGGAAGTGGAAGTTGAGCTGAAAGAAGAGGCAAGTGCTGAGCTGGTGCGAAAGGCTCAGGTCCGTGGGAAGGCTCTGGCTAAGCTGACAGAAGAAGAAAAAGAATTGTTGGGTCTCTGAGCTGTTGACCTAATTGCACAACTCGTAGATAATAGGCTTATGAACAAACAACTTACACCCCTCAACGACACTGAACTTGATGACCTGCAATTCAGCGAAGAGTATGCTGAATTCATCATGGAAAATGCCAGCGGCGATCGAATGATCTGCAATGGCGACACCCTGTTGGAAGCTCAAGAAGACGGCTATCTGTTTCCTGAGTTTCTGGAATCCCTTGGCTTTTGCATGGAGTAATTATGACTTACATTCTTGTTTTGTTTTTGCACGCTGGTATGTTGTCGGAAAAAGATTCGATGGCCCTGACCACCATTCCCGGTTTCAAAACTGAGGCTTCTTGTCTTGCTGCTGGCCGGCAATCCGAGGCGCTCGGTAAGCGTACTACCAAAGATGTGAAATTTGTTTGCTTGAAGCAGGAGTAATTATGGCTAAATCTGATCCAATTTTGTTGTTCGTTGCCAGCCAAGTAGCACCCCGCTCCCTCGCTGCGTATATGCAAAGTGCTGTTCTGAGGCTGAACAAACAAACTACACTATCTGCTGTCCACGCATCTGTGACATCCCATTAAATGGAGGTTGATATGAATACAGTACAAGTTGAGATTCGACCAGCAACGGCAGCTTATCCCAAGCACGTTGTTATGGTCAAAGAATTCAAATTCGACAGCATCCGCCAGGAAAGCTACTGGGTCACACGAGAGGTGCGCGAGTACCGCTTGCGTTCAGATGCTGAAGTGTTTGCTGCACGGTTCAAATAATTAAGGAAACGAGAAATGAAAATTGTCATCAACAAATGCTACGGTGGTTACGGCCTTTCTTCGATGGCCGTTCTCCGATATGCTGATCTTGCTGGTATCACGATCTACCTCGACCACGACGGTTGGTGTGATCATTACTACACAGTACCTGTTGCAGAGTATAAGAAATTGTATGAACAAGCTGTGTCTACGGGCGATCATTCAAAAATCAACGGGCTGTACTTCTCCGAGCGATCGATCGGGCGTAATGACCCCCTGCTTATTCAGGTTGTCGAGGAGCTGGGTGAGCGCTCCTGGGGTGAATACGCTGAGTTACACGTCGTGGAGATTCCCGATGATGTGAGTTGGGAAATTGACGAGTATGATGGCATGGAACACATCGGTGAAACACACCGTACATGGGGCTGATGTGAATAACAAACAGCGGGTGAAGCGAAAGCTGCGGTTCATCCCGCGGCTTCTCAACGAAGTACAGTATTTGGATGCAAGACCGCGGAAAAATGCGGTGTATTTCCGCGATTTTTGCTGCGATATGTGCTATTTTGACTGGGGAAGATGGTTCGCAAAGCAGCACATGTACAAGCACGATAGTGCTTTTCACAATTATCATGGCATTTTGAAGAAGTATTGGGTGTCGGTATCAGATCAAAGATACGGAGATGGTGATGAGTGAAGAAGAATTGCTACGCCATTATGAGAAACTCCTGGAGATCTACGGTGATGATTTACCGAATCCGGAGCATGAGCCGCTGAGATTCAAGTTTTTTGTAACTCTTTACAAGTATTTTGATATGGCTAAAGACTAATAAAAGACCTCGGATTTTCGGGGTCTTTCTTTTTGTGGCTCAACATACAGATTTAAACACATTCATCGATTTTGAACGTGTTGAGTATCCGAAAACGACACTATCCACCCTGTTGCCCTTATTGTGCATCTGCATGATAATAGAGTCATACCAAAGGAAATACACTATGTTCAATGAAACTGCAATCCTCTCTCGCGTCGAAGACGTTGTTGGCGCTCCTTGTGCCGCCTTCCAATATGGCACCCTGTTCATGACAGCAGACATTGAGTCTGTTTTGATGGCAGTGGAAGACCTGGAACGTGATTTTGAAGTTCGTTTTTCACGTGTGTGCGAAGACGAGTATGCCATCGATTTTGTCTGATAGGAACCATAACATGCGCGTTGAAGTTTTGAAACCAACCCAAGACGATTGGTGCGGATCTTACAAAATCGATTGTTGGTATGGGGGTGTTGAGAATCCAATGTTTGTTGAGGTAATCTTCAACGGCAACATCACAGCCTATGACCCTAAGCAGGCGCCTGTGTGGCGAACATGTGTCTGGGGCACTGATGACTGTGGCATGGAGTTTGACTGTGATAATGAGGCCGAAGCGTGGAACAAGTTCCTGCAGGTGATTGGCATGAAGTTCGTCAACCGCGACGAGCTTACCAAACTTGGCTACGTTTCGGCATGAGGAATGTAATATGAACGAGCGCCATGAACAGCTTGCTAAGTTTGCAAAGATCCGCGTGAATAACCCGACCGTCAATTCCGACGGGAAGGTGGTTTGCGACAATTGGGAAGAGGGGATCAGTATATCTAAATTTGCTGAACTAATCGTCCGTGACTGCGCTCTTACCGCTGGTCTGATGGAGCAAGATGGCCGCAAAAACATCGGAGCAGCTATCCTAGACAATTATGGTATTGAATAACCTTACGGTTTAGAAGCTTGTTGACTTTATTGCACAACTGGAAGATAATAGAGTCATACTAAGGAAACAAGATGAACATCGCACAAACAATCCTCTCGCAAATCAAGACTCTGGACGGCCGTGCTATGTGGGCCTGGGGTGCAAAGGACCTCGTCAATACTGGCTCCGGCCTGCAATTCAAAGTCGGTGGTTTGGCTAAGTTCAAAGGTCATGTTCTAATCAAGCTCAATGCCAGCGATCTGTATGACGTCGAGTTCTACAAGATCCGCAAAGGCGACATCAAAGTGACTAATACATTTTCGGATGTGTTTGCCGAAAACCTCGTCGAAGTGATCGACTCTGTTGTTCAATAATCCTGGAGAATTATTATGATGCAAGCTGGCAAGTATTATGTGGGTGATCTGTGCTACGTTATGACAGACGCTGAGTGGGACGAGTTCTGCTCAATTACCATTGACGGCTCTCGCTGCCTGGACGGCGAATTCCAATTCAAAGACGGTCGCCGTTTTGCCACTTACGGTACAATGTACGGCGACGGTTCCTACAGCGACCAATATGGAAACGATTACGGTGTGGATGCCGGCTTGATTGGCTGCATTCGTATCGAGGATATCTCCGGCGAAAAGCTGGACGGGATTGAGCTCGGTGCAGTCCACGAATTCGGTACGGACTTTGTGACCGGTGGTGGTCGCGGTGAGAAATTCTGGGCCGGTACTATCCAGTTTGGCCGCGTGGCAATTGAGACTGGCGATTCTAACTCATACGACGAAGATGAGGACGATGAAACCGATTGCTTTGACGAGTGATCCAGGTTTTCAGAAAAGAATCGATTTTAAACGTGTTGAAGGAGCGAAAATGACACTTACAGAGCAACAGTGCCAACTTCTGGCAAAGACCCTGAAATGGCAAGCTGCTGCGCCCGCTCGGGCAACAGTCAATTCTGAGGCCGCTTTTGTGAAGTATAAACTTGAAGTTCTTGGTGAAGTAGCACTCGCCAAACAATACTGGAGTTGGGTTTGCTCTGGTGCAAATCCTGGCTATTTTCCAGCAGAGATTGATACCCTGCAAAGCGAGCTCAAAAAGATTGATCAGGGTGCGCAAATGCCTGCTTGGGGGACCTATGGTACTTGAATAACCTTTCAAAGTTGAAGGTCATTGCGTTGCCCTAATTATAGATCCAGAAGATAATAGGGCATCGCAAACGAAATTGGAGATTGAAAATGAAAGTTTATTCACTGTTGGGATTCGTGGACTACGAAGGCCAAGACTTACTGGGGGTGTTCGGCTCCCTGGAAGATTTGATGAAGGTAGTGGATGGATTCGAACGCCGTGTGCGGTTCGATGGCGTGGAAGTGATATCCAACTTTGATCAGGTGGGATACGTGGTGTCCGAACTGGGTTCCAAGATAGATGTATTGGGTGAAGTCGAGTACGTGTAATAAGCTTCGGCTTTGTACGGTTGTTGACCTAATTGCACAACTGGAAGATAATAGAGTCATACCAAAGGAAATATGATGACACGTAAAACCAAACTCTCTTATAATGAATGCAAAGCAGAACTGCAATTGATGTCTGATGCTTCATACGCCAAATACGGCAGCCACTCTTTCGCTGCAGGTTATTTTGAGTCAATGTTGGCTGAAGTTCTGGCCGAGTTGCCTAAGGCTACTCAAGATCGTCTGATCTTATCGGTTCGCACATCATCAGTGATGCAACCAAAATAAAGGTGTTGAGCTGTTGACCTTTATATGTGCTCATGAGATAATAGGGCACATCGAACAAAACAGCGATGTTCTTTTTCAAACTTTTCAAGGAAATTTATATTATGACAAACGTTTCTGCAAATGTGATCCAGTCCATGTTCAACCACCTGTCGGCTTCTTACTCTGCTGATGAAGCTAAAGACATTCTCGTCCAGAAGTACCCTGAGTCCGAAACCCTGATCAAGGAATTCAAGGTCGATGGTCTCCGTACTACCGTTGTCGAAATGGGTAAAGTTAAATCCGTGACCGAAGCCGGTTCGACCGTGGCTACCGATCTCAAGACTGCAGTCAAGACCAAGGTCGCTAAGCCAAAGACTGAGTCTGCTCCTAAGAAGGAGTCTAAGGTTGATCTGGCTCGTGCGATGTACAATCAAAGTGAAAATAAGACACGCGCAGTCGTTGTTGCAATGTTTATGGAAAAGCTTGGCATGAGCAAAGCTATGGCATCGACATACTTCTATTCTTGCAGGGCCTGACCTTTTTCTAGGTACTCAACGAGCAATTTCAACTCGTTGAGTGTACTGTCTGTTTTAATAGAATTTGCTCTGAAAGATATGATTGATACATTGCCCTGCACATAACCTTTAGAAGGAATGGTTTTATCAATTGAAGCACACCACTGTAGGTTATTGCCGGACAGGTCGAATTCCACATCATAAACCGGGCATTTGTTGTCTTGTGGCCAGATTGTTTGGATGTATTCGATAGTAAGATCAAATGGCAAGTCCTCTTTCTTCGATCGAAGTTTTACTCTTGATAACATACGGCGTTGGATGTATAATAGATTTCCCCGTTGTTGATCGCGCCAGTCCTTATGATAAGCGCGCATCAATTCCGGGTGATCTTTAGACCACTTAGTGTTATACTGCTTCTTAGAATCAATATTGCGCGCATAAGAGTTGTGGGAGTTTTGTTTATCACATAAAATACATGATTGATTACTTACGCGTCGGGGAGATAAGTGCCCTCGAGGGCACGGTCTTCCGGTAAAGAATGTGGATTGGCCTAGTTGAACGGCTTCTTTTCTTGTAGTTGCTTGTGTCATTCAATCTCCTTAATAGCACGAGTATTTATATAACCCGAAGCACAATTCCCGTGCATACTATAAACAATTTGGAGTATTAATGGATAAAGAATTTAACGATGGTGAACAGTTCACCCTTAACATTGAAAAATGTATTGTTGACAAGTCTATTCCCGCGGTAATTCGCGAGACTTTTGTTCATTTGCGTGAACATGGATACATTAATGTCGGCAAGTATTTCAAAGAGATGTCTGACGTCGACCTGGACACGCTACAGATGTTAGCTGAGTATACACACCCCGACGTCGAAGCTACTGAAGAACAAATGCAACGAGGTTACGAGTACTTGACTCTGCTCGGCCTAGCGATGTTGGTTGGTGAAGGCCACGAATTGACGGAGCAGGCATGTGAGAATAGTCTGAGGGTCATGATCTCATATGTGACCATTGAAACTCTGGCTCGCAAGAACCTCGTTGAAGCATTTCATGAGAATTGGTCTATGGACCTGGACGATGCAAAACCAATCGTCAAAGCAAAATAATACTACAAATGCCTAGACAAAAGACACTGTGCGACATTGGTGGTTGTGAGAACTTGACGAGTGGAAAGTTGTGTAAGTCACATGATCTCGCGCGGCGGGCTTCGGATAAAACACCACAAGAATATCGTAGACAATGGCATCTGTATAACAAATATGGATTGACGGTAGAAGAGTTTGATGCTTGGTGGATAGTATTTAAGGGTAGGTGTGGTATTTGCAGGAGCTTGATGAAAATGCCGACCAATACTCGTGGTCAAGCTCTTGACGTTGTAGCAGTTGATCATGACCACGGTACCGGGAAAGTTCGTGGATTGTTGTGCAATGCCTGCAATAAGGGCCTGGGACTGTTCAGGGATAATATTAAAAACTTAAATGGAGCCATCAAATGGCTGGAGATGTGTAATGAGAAAACTAGCAACCATTCGAAAAATTGACAATGTTAAAGCAATCCCCGAAGCAGATAAAATCTGTGCCTATCAAGTAGGTGGGTGGTGGGTTGTCGATGCGGTGGGTAAGTATAAAATCAACGACCTTGTGGTTTTCTGTGAGGTGGACTCGTTCGTACCAACTGCCCTGGCTCCGTTTCTGACCAAACCTGGCCACTTCGCGAAGACATACTCCGTCACAAACGAAGATGGCACTGTTACCACAATTGAGGGTGAACGTCTCCGTACTGTCAAGTTACGCGGTCAGCTATCGCAAGGTCTGCTACTGCCAATTCCGGAAGACACTATCAAGGGTGCTGGTAGTCTGATTGCTGATGGGCTGGATGTAACTGACCACCTCGGTATTTTGAAGTGGGAGGCTCCAGTCAATGCTCAGCTAGCTGGTATGGCAAGGGGCAATTTCCCAACTGCAGTTCCGAAGACTGATCAGGAACGTATTCAGAATTTGACTCGCGAGCTCCAGAAGTGGACCATGGACGAAACAACTTGGGAAGTGACTGAGAAGCTTGACGGATCATCATGCACATTCTTTATGGATGGTGAAGGAGAGTTTCATGTCTGCAGCCGTAACCTGAACTTGAAGCAGGATGAATTTAACACATTTTGGAAGGCCGCTGTCCATTACAATGTCGAAAGCACCATGCGTACTTTTGGCTTGTTAAATGTAGCAATCCAAGGTGAGTTGATTGGTGAAGGTATTCAGGGTAACCCATACGGTATCAAAGGCCATGAATTTCATTGCTTTGACATTTACGACGTGAAGTTGGGTCAGTACATGAAGCCAAACGATCGTCGTGCCACATGTGAGTTCATGAAGATCAAGCACGTGCCGGTGATCGAAAAGAACTGGCGTCTGGTTGAGAATACTACCAAGCTGCTTTCAATTGCTGAGGGCAAGTCTGTACTAAATGTTGGTACAGAGCGTGAGGGCCTTGTTTTTAAAAATAACAAGGAGCACAACGTTTCTTTTAAGGCTATCTCAAACAAATTCCTCTTGAAAGGTGGTGACTGATGGGTGTATCGTATTGCGCAGTAATCGTTGTTGGTCTTCCCACAGAGGAAGTTGACTTTGACCAAGAAGTTGCGGAGGATTGTGGACTCGATTCATTCAGCCCTTCCTATGATGCTCCTTGGGAAGACTGCCTTGTTGGCGTGCCGGTTGTTCAGACTCACGACTACAATTACAAGAGCATCAAACCCAACGACTTGCGGACTAATATTGAGAAAGCTGAGATCAAGTTTAAAAAGGCAACTGGACTTGATGCCCGCGTCTTTTTGACAACATATGGTTGGTGATGAGTGAGTTCTGGGGTACTAATCCCCGACCCACCTACGCCCGGCCAGAACCTCCTCCGATGCCTCCTGAAAGAAAACTCCCGTGCCATCACCTAGACTACTGTCCCCTAAAAAGATTGTTGTCCACACATACAGTGGAATCAGCCACGCCAGTGTGCTCAAGCTGCTCCGCGCTCGCAAGTCAAAAAAGTACGGGTTCCTAGAAGTCGCCTATGATGTTGAGGAACTCGACAAAGACTGTTATAATGTTCGTATGGAATATACTGTGAAAGACTAATTATGGAAAATCAAATGAAGCGTGGTTTCAAACGCAAGACAATTGAAGCGGTGATTCGTGGCAAGATGAAATCGTGGCTGTCGTCAATTGACCACATCGAGCTCCGCGACAAAATCAAGAACAGCTACATCGTCACTGGTGGTGCAATCACGTCGATGCTGCTTGGTGAGAAACCAAATGATTTTGATGTCTATTTGAATGACGCGGACGTTGCAGCAAGACTGGCTAACTATTACATCAGCCGCTTGCCTGCAGTGGAGAATGATATGACAAAGACTCCGATCGTGTCGGTTCCCGAGTCTCGCGACCGCGTTGAAATTAAGGTTCAGTCTGCTGGTGTTGCTGGTGAAGATATGGACCAGAACAAGTATGAGTACTTTGAGCAGTACGCTGACGGTTCTCAACGAGCTGCTGCTTACCTCGATGCAATGGCTGCCAAGAAGACCGGCAAGTACACGTCGGTTGCAATTACAACAAACGCAATCACACTGACTGATGACGTTCAGATTGTTTTGCGTTTTGTTGGTAGCCCGGACGTTATCCACACCAACTATGACTTTGTGCACACAACAAACTGGTTTACGGAAGAAGGTGGTCTAGTTCTCCGTCAAGAGGCGTTGGAATCTACTCTGGCCCGCGAATTGCAATACATCGGTAGCAAGTATCCCGTCTGCTCCATGTTCCGCTTGAAGAAATTCATCAAACGTGGCTGGACAATCACGGCTGGTGAAATGGTCAAGATTGCATATGACATTTCCAAGTTGGATCTCGACAACATCGAGGTGTTGCAGGAGCAATTGACTGGTGTCGACGCTGCGTACTTTCGTCAGATTATTGATCTGCTTCGCAAGGAAGATAAACCAATCGAGCGGACCTATCTGTTCGAACTTGTAAACCGTATTTTCGATGAAGAGTGGGAAGTACTTGAAGTGATTGAATCAAATAATGAAAACCTGGATAACGACACAAGCAGCTGCAACGTGCAATTTCATTCGGAATGACTTCCGATCCAACCGAATTCGGTTCAGCATTGAGTTGTTGGCCTGGGCTATCAGTATCGGCTGTAGTATCACAATGGCAACTACTGTACCCAACCCTCCACTCATCATCCTCTATCCTATCTGGATTGTTGGTTGCTGTCTATACGCTTGGGCCGCATGGTCTCGTAAGTCCGTAGGAATGTTGGCTAACTATCTACTACTGGTGACAATCGACACCATTGGTTTGTTAAGGATGTGGTTATGACGGTTCCTTGCGAGCGCACTAATGCAGTTATATCCACACATAGCTTCCTACTATCACTCTGCAACACAACACAAACACCGAGGGTGCCAAAGTCAGTGCGACAACAGGCAGCACATCTACTCCGCCACTACCCAAGTAAGTTTGAGATGGATGTGATAGCAGATCGGGAGGATAATGTACCCGAGGCAATTAAGATTAAAATCTTCGGCCGCAGTTTTAAATAAGGATTGACGATGGTTAAATTGTATACAGTGAAAGTTTCTTTTGATTATGTGGTGGTTGCTGAAGACCAACACGATGCATATCAAGTTGGTCTGGGGTATGTCAAGGATGCGTTAAGTGACATGAGTATCCACGACGTTGATATGGAAGTCACATCCGGTGTGAGTGCATATGGATGGGATGATGATTGTCTTCCTTACGGGGGAGATGGTCGTAAACGTACACGCGATTATAAGCAGGAGATTAAAGATGAGCAAAAGTAAACGTATTGAAGGCCCCTTTACAAATAAGTTCGGCCAAACATTCAACCCAGGAGATCAAGCTATTGCAGTTACCACCTGCACCGGTCGAACAAACATTTCCCGCGTTGAGTATGTTGGTTATATTGAACGAAGCAGATATAATTGGCACACGAAGAAGACTGATAAGGAGAAGTTTGTTCAAATTCGCCGCCCCACCAGCAAGTTCACTTCCTTCTGGAAGGGGACCGACGAGAAGGCAAGCCGGCCGTATGGTGATCGAGAAGTTGAGTATCGAGATGTTTCCAGTACAATTATCTCTACATTGCAATACAATAACATTATTGCTGCCACCGCATCTGTTGATGAAGTGATTAAGGCCGTGTAATGAAAGCGCTTCGAATCACACAATGCTCTGATTCGATGATGTGGTACCGTAACCATGTGGGTAAGACGGTACCACTTCTCGCTGTTGGAGATAAAGAACACACATCTCGCGAGCCGGCTGGATATACAAACATTGTGTTGGTCAACGATTGTGAGGTTGTTGACGTGGATGACCTAAGTAAGGTTTCTTTTTCGAGGCCGCACGACGGACGATATGAATGATCACGATGCCGGTAACCTACGGTTTCTTCTAAGTGCGGATGAGCAGACATTAACGGATTGGTATGATTCTGCGTCAGAAGACGATATCCTTTATGCACGTGATCTGTTAGCGGTTGCACACCTTAATCTAATTGATCGCGTCGTTGACAATATGACGGAATTCAGCGATACTACCGCTATCATGCAAAGATTTATTAAATGACAAAACTAGTTGAGATCCCCTACGAGATGATTGATCAAATCATCATCGACGAGGTTAAACAAGCACTCCAAATGGCTACCACAATCGAACGGGATGAAGGTGGGCAAATCTGCGAACCGGACTTTGAACTTATCAGCGCCTTGAAAGTTGTGTTGAGATACTTCGCACCACACACAGAATATGAACCATTCCTTCGCAATCTAGCTTTGCAGGAGATGTTTATGCACAGCGAATTGCTTGGATTATGTGATGAACAACCTCAAACTACCTCGTAACGATAAGGGGCGTGACTTTTTCGTGGGTGACATCCACGGTTGTTATGCCCTGCTTGAACATCACCTCAGCATGGTTAACTTCGACAAGACCGTCGACCGGTTGATCTCCGTCGGTGATCTAGCAGACCGTGGTCCATCTTCACTTGAGTGTGTGCAACTAATCACAGAGCCGTGGTTCTTTGCCGTCCGTGGCAACCATGAAGATATGGCGATCGGTGTACGCCGTGGTGGCTGGTCGTTGGGCAACTTTATCATGAATGGTGGTGGGTGGTTCGATGAGTTGGATGACCCCATCCAAGAACGAGTGGTCCAATTGATGGAGACTCTGCCTTATACTATGGAGGTGCCCGTTGACGATAAGCTAGTAGGGGTACTTCACGCTGACTGTACTGTACATTCGTGGAAAGCTTTCGACGGCATCTACAACAAAGAGTCTGTGTTGTGGGGTCGTAGTAGAATCAGCCGCAATGATCCTACATGGGTTAAAGATATTGATGTTGTTGTAGTTGGCCATACACCAGTCAAGAAAACATGCGCTCTTGGCAACGTGGTATATATTGATACCGGAGCAGTGTACGGCAAGGGGCTTACGCTGATTGAAGGTAAAGAACTTTTAAAAATGGCAACCCAATATGAAACCCCGTCCAGGCATTAAATTTACAATCAACATCCCACTACCAACCGCAGTGGCCGAGTTTTTCGAACGGTGCAAGTACGCTGTTCGAAAAACAAAATTCAAACTTCGTCCTTATCGGTGTGCTGTGTGTAACGCAGCAATGGCTGTAAAGGCGCCTGAGTATGAATATCACGTCCCAGATGCTAAAGGGGGTGACGGCTGCCGGGTTATGGTTCATAATTTTAGCTGGGAGTCGGTCAATTTAATTTGCCGGACTTGCTTAGTTAATGAATTACAGACAAAAGAATGGACTCCTCGTTTTACGCAGATGCGTAAGGATAAAGGACAATCATCCCGGCCAGAGTATAGATTTTGGTCAACGAAGAAATGTGACGTCACAGGGCGTAGCGTAAGATCGTATAAAGACGTCGAAATATATCCGTATGTTGATATGACATTCTGTACCATCGCTTGGAACCACAGCTACATATCAAAGGAGGTTGTTATTGATTGTGTCAAATATGGCAAAATTAAAACAAGCCGCTGGGGTGTATGGAATAAACAACGAATGGCTCCTATGAATGATAAGGGGCTGTTCATCGACGAAAACGGAGATCTGTTATGAGCGATGGAGGAAAAGGGTCTGCTCCAAGACCCTTCAGTGTCAGTCAACAAGAGTATGATACTAGGTGGGATGCTATCTTCGGCCGAGACCTTAAGGAAGATAAGCAGCCGGTGGTTGAAGAGAGAGATATCGATCCAGAGGATCCGGATAAGGACACGCAATGAGCCGCCGGCCGCTTCATTTTATCACACGGGAAAAAGAATGGGAGTTGATTCAACGGTTACTGACGATTGTTGACAACTCTCAATTCCGCCCAGGAAACACAATGGTGATTATGGCATCACCAGACTACAGCGCCACTGTAGCAATGCATCTTGCGCATGCATGGTCATGCGACGGTGACATGCTACCAATCCTCCCTGTGGACGTTACGTACCCAGATGAGGTACCACTACCTTACGAGGTTAAATTTCGAAACCAATTAGCTGAGCTTGCGAAACATCAACAGCTTCCGCTACATTGGGTTTGTGTGGAAGCTGGGATTATTCGCGGCGGAAACTGGAAGTGGATGCTTGACGTTCTGTATGAGTTCGGCTACAAGCGCCATGAAATAACATTAGTTGCACTATGCGAAAACCTCCGTAGCGCAATTAAGTCTGACTACGTCGGTGAATACTATAATAACGATCGAGAGGAACTAATGTTCTACTTCGAGCGTTACAATAAACACTGGCCGGTTGAATGAGAGTAATATCGTACTTCACTGACTTATATGCGTGGGACGCTGAGCAGCTGTTGAAATCTCTTGCACGCAGTGGCGTGTCCGATTACAGCGTTGAGCGTCGACCGCAACTCGGTTCGTGGGAACGCAACACACAATACAAGGCACCATTCATCCTCGAGAAACTTCTTGAGGGTGATTCCGTCGTTTGGACGGACGCCGACTCCAGAATTAGACAATACCCATCATTGTTTGATTCGCTTACCTGTGACGTTGCATTCTTTTTCCTCACAAAGGAACAGGTACCGGAATTTGAATTACCTAGCAATTCAACTCTTTCGAGGGAATCTATTGACCGACATGGTTACCTACAATCAGGAACCATGTTCTTCAACAACACACCGAACTCAATTGCACTAGTTGAGAAGTGGATTAGCATAAACGAACAAGATCACGTACAATGGGATCAGTGGACATTGCAAACTGCAATTGAATTGATCCCGGGCTTGGTGGTTGAAAACCTTCCTCCGGAATACGTTTGGATTGATGGGGTTAGCTCTGCCATATTTGGTTCGAGGAAGCCTGTAATAGAACACTTACAAGCTAGTCGAAGATTTAAAAAATTGTTGAGGTAGTGTATGGCTTTGCGTTACAGAAAAAGAACCAAGGGTAAGAATGGTTGGATGAACTTTTCATGGAGTGAGAAGAATGGGTTGAATGCCTCCGTCTCCGTTAAAGCCGGCCCATTCACGTGGAATTCCGGTAACGGCAAAAGTACCCGTCGACGAATTACAACTAACATTGGTGGAGGATTCCACCACGTTTCTTATGATGAGAGGTCATCTAAGCCAAAGACGTCCACACCCAAGTCTAGTTACAGTACAGGCTCCACACATAATGACGGACCGGAATGGGGATGGAATTTCTTTGTGATTGCCATGGCCGTTATGTTGTTAGTGACATGGCCTGTTGTGGGATGTATTTTACTGGTTGTGGCAGCCACACTCTGGTATATTTCTAAGAAAGAAGACCCCGAACGGCTTGAAGATAAACTGCTTTCTGAAACCAATACTGCGGAGTTGAAGGAGTATTTTGAAAGCCTGGACCCTGAGGGACAAACTGATCTCACTAACCTAATGGAGAGTATTCGAGAAGATGAGCAATACGTTTCGCGAATCTTTAAAGAATCCGGAATGAGTGATGAAGACATCGCTCTAATTATAAAACAAATGAAAGACTTAGATGCCAGTTTACGATTTTCGAAATAAAGACACGGGGGATATTGTAACTCTGACAATGAAAATATCCGAAAAACAGCAGTATTTGCAGGACCATCCAAATATGGAATCATACTTTGGTGACACGCAAATGAACATAGGTGATCCAGTACGCTTAGGTGTACGGAAGGTTGATGGGGGATTCAAAGATGTGCTACAACAAGTGCATGCAAGGACTCCAGGCAGCAACCTAAATACGATTGCCAACATTTAATAGGAGAAATATGGCTTCCAAAAAACCAGCATTGCAACGCCGAGAAGAAAATATCGATAATGATGACCACGCGCATCGCCACCAGCCTGCAATAAGCAACTCTCTCAGAATCAAGCTTGACCACCTTAAAACATTCCAAGCACTAACTCCTAACCAAGAACGATTCTTCGAAATGTATCGAGGTGGTGGTTACTTCATTGGTCTGTTTGGGTCGCCGGGTGTAGGTAAGACGTTCCTCGCCCTGTATAGAGCCCTCGAAGAAGTTTTGTCAAAAGACAATCCTTTCAAGCAGATTGTGGTAGTCCGTTCAATGGTGCAGTTACGTGAGATTGGTCACTTGCCAGGATCTCTGGATGAAAAGCAAGAGATCTATGAACTTCCTTATAAAGAAGTTTGCCAGACCTTATTTGGTCGAGCCGATGCGTGGGATCGTTTGAAAGAACAGGGATATGCACGCTTTATTTCAACAACTGCCATTCGTGGTATCTCTATTGACGACTCTATCATCATCGTAGACGAGTGCCAGAACATGAACTGGTCCGAAGTGAATACTGTGATGTCTCGTTGCGGCCATCGATCCAAAATTATTTGGTGTGGTGATTACAAGCAGTCTGATTTGATCAAATCAAACAAGGACTCAACCGCTTTCCATGATTTCCGACGTGTTGCAACAAATATGAGGGCGTTTCAAGAAGTGTATTTTACACCCGATGATATTGTGCGTAGTTCGTTGGTTAAAGACTGGATCATCTCCTGTGAAGAGAATGGGTTCTAATGAAAACCTTTGTACATCATGATTTCCCGAAACTGAAACGTGTTGACAGCGAGGCCGGCCGGGTTTATGAAACACCGACTGGCCAAGCGTATCCGTCAGTAACTTCTGTTGTGAGTTTGCACTCAGCACAATATATCCAGCAATGGAGAAATCGCGTTGGACATGAGGAGGCTAATCGCATATCGTCGAAAGCGTCTAAACGTGGAACGGCAATTCACTCGTTGTGTGAAGATTATATTCTGGGTAAGAACCCAGAACCTCACTTAGCGGATCATGAGATGTTTTCCACAATTCGACCCCACCTCGACTATATCGATGAGGTCCACTGTCTCGAGACTCAACTGTTTTCACATAAGTTGGAGGTTGCGGGGACCGTTGACTGTATTGCAAAATACAAAGGTCGTCTTCACATCATTGACTTTAAGACGTCTGGTCGAGTCAAATCAAAAGATGACATTCACAGCTACTTTATGCAAACAGCAGCATACAGCTTCATGTTTTGGGAAATGACTGGTGTTATGGTGGATCGGTCTTTGATTATTATGGGCGTTGATGACAACGACGCGCTGATATTTGAAGAGGGCATCACACCGTGGCTCAAGCAATTCCAAAAGCTCCGATATGAGTATAAGGCACTAAAAGGAATTTAAGTGCCCAGGTGCCCTAAATATAGGTTTAAACCTATAAGGGCACCAATATGTCTTTTGAATTTGAATTCACACAAGATAAGCTAGCTCAAATCATTCCCCAAGCAAAGTATGGGGTTCAAGTTTGGTATGATGAGATGGCCGAACTGTTACCACTATTTGAAATTACTACAGCCGAGCGAGTAGCTGCGTTTGTTGCTCAAACAGCGCATGAGTCTGGTGGTTATACAGCACTTGTCGAGAATCTCAACTACAGTGCAGAGGCATTGAATCGTGTGTGGCCAAGACGATTTCCAACCATTGAGTTTGCTAAACAATTTGCTCGCAATCCAATTAAGATCGCCAACACTGTTTACTCCCATAGAATGGGGAATGGCGCGCCCGAGACGGGGGATGGATTTTTCTATCGCGGGAGGGGTTTGATTCAATTGACTGGCAAAACAAACTACTCTTTGTTTGCTGAATATGCTGAAATACCAGTGCAAGATGCTCCCGGCTATATCGAGACACCACGTGGCGCTATACACTCAGCGTGCTGGTTTTGGCACACAAATAACCTCAACGGTTATGCAGATGCCGGGGAATTTACCGCAATGACTAGGATAATCAATGGCGGTACAAATGGTCTCCAAGATCGTATCCAGCACTACAACCACGCGCTAGAATTATTCTCATGAAAAAAAGGCCCATCAGGGCCTTTTTTATTCACCTCGCGGATAAACTTTGGGGACACCTACTCTAGGTGTTGGTTGCGGGGTTACGGGCGGATATCTGTTTTCATCGTATCCCGACGGATCATATGGGGCTCTTTGATCGTACATCGAGGGCCCACCCATCATCTTTTCACGGCTCCGTCCCCAAGCCGTCACACCCAATACCGCTCCCATAGCCATGTGGAATAGACCCGCCCCTTGTAGGGTTATGGGGTTCCACTGCGCCTGTATTTGTCCGCTGTAGCTCACCTGAATTGCTGACCACAGTACCGGAAAGATTACAAAATCCATAATACACACGACCATATACATCCAAGCCATCATTGGACGCCACTTTGTATTCAACCAATCCGTTTTGTTCTTTTTGCTGTCCATAGATACCTCTAGTTGCTTTATTTATTAAAGTTGACCGTGCACTCTGTGCACCATGATAATCGGTATGTCCGCCGTTAAGTAATACTATATGACACAAAGAATTCTAAGAGGTGCTGTTCTAGGTAATGGCCCATCACGTGATAACTATGACTATGCAGCTGATGTTGTAATTGGATGCAACATTCCCGGGGAGGGGTTTTCAGTAGATGCCACTATCATTTCAGACATTGAGGTGGTGTGGTTGTTGAAGAACAACCCCGAGATTATAAACTGTCCATTGATTGTATCTACACAAGCTCATGAGAAGATGAAAGAGTTGAGGATAGACGATCAATTTGAAATCCTAGAACGATTCGTTACAAAGGACTGGCATACCAGTGGCCACTATGCAGCCCTGTACTTGACAAAATATATGGAATGTCGTACAATCGATATTTGGGGTTGCGATTCGTTCTTCGTCGACAACGCATCCTCAATCACCGATGACCTTGTTCCAAAAACTGGAGATGTTTTCTTCAAGCAGTGGAGAGCGACGTGGAATGGAATCTTTGAGTCCCACCCCGATGTTACGTATACTGTGAGGAGATAAATATACCTCCATCATTAAATAACAAATAGATGATTAAAATTTTAATAGGTACCGCATTAATTGCGGCTTCTTTTGCTACTGCCGTGTTCGAGACACGAGTGCCATCTAACCCAGCAGAAGTCGCAATTAATTACAATAATCTTGATACAAGCATAAAGAAGCAAGTCGACTGTTTAACTGACAATATATACTTCGAGGCACGTAACCAACCAGATGCAGGTAAAATTGCAGTTGCAATGGTTACTATGAATCGGGTACAGTCAAAAGACTATCCCAAAACCGTCTGTGGGGTTGTTAAGCAACAAAAAGGAGGAACCTGCCAGTTTTCATGGTGGTGTAACTCTAAGATGAAAGCTAAAGCAATTGCGCAACGGTTCATGACCACAGAGGAAGATATGATCGACGAAATTCGACAGATATCAATGTGGGTTTATTTCTATCACAAACAAATCAAGGATCAGACAAATGGCGCGACATTCTACCATGCCACATACGTTCGCCCTCAGTGGAAGAACGTTGAGAAAACGATCAAGATCGGGGATCACATCTTCTATCGACAGCGCAACGGCGAATCCTGGCAATAATAGCATAATGCAATTGTTGACTGGGCAAGATAACTACATTGCAACGACACCCACAACAGTACACCACTACGATGTATTCATCGACTCGGAGATCACTGGGCCAGAAGATTATCGTGACCTGATCACACTCTTGTTTAACGCTGATGAAGGCACGACGGTCAACATCTTCATTAACTCTGAGGGTGGTCATCTCGACACGGCAATTGCTGTGATTGAGGGGCTAAAGAACACACAAGCTCACGTGGTCGCGGTGTTGATTGGAGCTTGCCATTCAGCAGCTAGTTTCATTGCAATGTACTGCCACGAGGTTGCTGTCCTCGACAATGCATATTCGATGGTGCACACAGCTACGTTTGGATCAGTTGGTTTCACAGGCAACGTTAAAGCTCACACAGACTTTACTGTACGGATGGTCGAGAAGTTGATCAACGACACCTATGAGGGATTCCTCACCAAGGATGAATTGTCGAGAGTTAAATCAGGTGTGGAAATGTGGTTTGACGCTGATGAGATTCGCGATCGGATGCGCAGTCGTATCAAGCACCTACAGGCCCTCGAGAAAAAGAAGCTCAAAGCCGCTGGCCAAGCTTTAAAGAAAGAGCTTGAAGAGTAACGCAAACGCCCTACGGGGCGTTTTCTTTCACCCGTTGCCCAAATTGTATTTTGACAGTATAATAGAGTCATACCAGGAGATAATATGAAACGCAAACTTGAACCAATCGCAACTTACTTCAACACTGACGGCGTTGAAGTGAAAGTGTATACTGAGAAGAAAGTGAAACGTATCCCGTGGCAACGGGGAGAGGCTTTCCTGGGCCAGAAGATGCGGATTGGCGATGAGAATGATCGTATGTTCGCTCGGTTTACTCGTAAGAATGGAAAGTATTGAATGAGATATATTGCATCACTAATTTTGTTTACAAGTTGGGTGGTTGGTATAGTGCTGGCCAAAGGTTTTTGGAGCACTCTTTTCGCCATCTTCATACCCCTGTGGTCATACTACTTGGTGGTTGAACGTTTTGTTGTGGGGTACCTATAATGGGTCAAGTAAGTGAAGCTGTTCTCGATATTGAGGACTTATACAACTCTGGGTTTTCAGCACCAGACATTTCCCGCCGCCTGAACCTCGCCCTCTTTTTTGTAGAGCAGGTTATTATGGAATTAACAACAGATGTACCAGATGATGAGGTCCACCCATGGCAAAATTAACACTTATTCGCGGCTTACCTGGTTCTGGTAAGTCCACCTACGCAAAAACCTTGGATTGCATTCACTACGAGGCTGATCAATTCTTTGAGTTGGATTGGGGCGACTATGTGTTCGATCCTAAGTTGATCAAAGTTGCTCATGAATGGTGCTTTGCGAAGACTATCCGGGCATTACGTCGGGGACACGACGTTGCCGTGAGTAACACATTCACGCAGCTGTGGGAGATCAACCGCTACTTGGAAATTCCTCGTACTCTATCTGATGTTGAAGTTGAAATAGTTGAGATGAAGACCCAATACGAAAATATCCACGGTGTACCGGAGGATAAGTTGGTACAAATGGCAGCACGTTGGGAAGACATTTCACAAGCATGTGTCGAGGTGTTTGGGTTCAATGTCAGGGTCATTGAAAATGCGTGAAACCAAACTCTACACACTCAATGAACAAGTTGTACTAACTTATCCTACGGCAGAATTTCTCCGTATTCGTCACCAGCAACGTCTCCCCAACCTCGATCAATGGCTGGAAGCTGGTGATGAAATGGTAATGCTGACGGAGAAAACGGAAGACGTGCCTATTCATATGATTTCAAAGATTGAATATGGTCAACGCAAGGATGAATTCATTGCGTTGGATTCGGAATTGCAGGCAATCATAGAGGCGCCTTTTATTCACCGAACCCTCCAAGCAGAAAAACAATTTGAAGGCACTAAGGCAGAGCTGAGAAGCATGCTAGATAAAGTTAACCATTTCAACTCACTCCCTTGGTATAAAAGAATTTTCAAAAAGATCTGATATCCGTTGACCTAATTGCACAGATCGATGATAATAGAGTCATAGTAAACAAGGATTGTAATGTCTAAAGAATTAGTGACTCGAAAAGAGTCGGTGCGATGGCCGGGGTTGTTTGTAAAGAAGTACACACGCCGTGTTTTCTTCGACAACCTGTGGCATGAGAATGCTGAACTGATGGAAGCACGTGGCCACGTTGAGCTTGCTGATGGCACTGTCGTGGTCCGTCCGTTTACAAAGATCTTCAACCGTGGAGAAAATGGTACAGACATTGACCGGGATGAAGTTTGCCTGTCTGTGCGCAAGGTGAACGGCTTTATGGCTGCTGCTACGTGGGTTGACGAAGTGTGTGATGTTGTTGTTTCTACGACGGGTTCATTAGACTCAGACTTCGTGACGTTGGCAGAGAAGTATATCAACGAGGATGTCAAGTCTTATATCAAGTCGATGATGTACTTGGAGCCGGGTACATTTCTTTTTGAAATCGTCGACCCATCTGACCCACATATTGTACCGGAAGACACTGGTGCATATTTGATTGGTTTCCGACCAGTTTACAGTGACGCTGCTTACACCACAAGCGTCACTAAAGAAATGGACCTCGACAGCACAGCTAGGGCTATGGGTGTTAAGCGTCCAGAGTGGAAAATTCAAAAGTTTGGCGATGTGGTGTATGAGGCATCTACGTGTAAGCATGAGGGGTATGTAGTTTACGGGCTACAAACCGGAAAGTCTTTGAAGATCAAGTCTCCATATTACCTGCACCTGAAAATGGCAGCTCGTAAGAAAGATATCATGTCTTTGAATAAAAAGCGGATCGATGAGGAGTACTACCCATTGATTGATCACTTGACCGAAATGGGTGAAGCGTTTACAATGATGGATGAACAAGCGCGTTTGGATTACATGCGATCATGGCTAAGCTAACATTGAAGACCTGGGATGAGTGGGAGTCGGAAGGCCTCCACGTCATCAAAGGACAGAAGGCTGTTGGCTTTGACAAGAATAGCAAAGCATTGTTCTCTGAACGACAAGTAACAAAGACTGTCCACCACCGTTACGGCTACACTCGTGATCGAGCGCAGGCTCAATACAAACCTGAGCCAGAACCTGAGCGAGTGTACTATGCTGACGGTGGTGGATATGTCAACTACGGAGGCCCGTGTGGGCCTCTGTATTTTGATAGAAATGGAAATACATAATGACTGAGAAAATTTGGTTTACATCTGATAACCACTACTTTCACAAGAACATCATGAAGTTCTGTCCAAACACTCGCTTCGGTGAGTCTGTAGAACAGATGAATGAGTTGATGATTGAAGCACACAACGCTAAAGTTGGACCACACGACCGTGTGTACTTTCTCGGCGACTTCTGCTTTAGCTCAGCTGAAAACACTGAAGGTGTATTGAAGCGGTTGAACGGTCGTAAGCATTTGATCTACGGTAACCACGACAAGGTACTCCGGAGCAACCGCCACTTGCAAAACTACTTTGAGTCTGTGCAAGACTATAAGGAAATTGTGATTGAAGGTCAGAAGGTTGTTATGTTCCACTTCCCAATGCGGGAATGGAACTCAATGCATCATGGATCATACCACTTGTTCGGCCACGTCCACGGTGGTCTCGAGCATGAGATTGTAGGACGTTCTATGGACGTTGGTATCGATACACGAGTGCCAGCTGACATGGCTCCTTGGTCGTGGGAAGAAGTGCATGCAAAGTTGCAAGCAAGAGAGGTGCGTACGCACCATGGTAAATCATCTAATCTTTAAGGATATAAAATGACACGTACTCAACAGGTAAGGAATTTTTTTGCCCGCGGCGGTTCAGGTACTGATAAAGAACTTGCTATTGTATTTAATACAGAACCGTACGTTATTCGTGGATACATTTCCAGTATGAACAAACGGCAGCCAGGACTTATTGACAAACGTGTTGTTCCTGGCCAGCGGAAACAGGAGTATTACCAACCCAATCGTAATAAAGCAGTTCGCTCACCCTCAGTGAGAGTAGCGCCTACTCTTTCGATTACCATTAACGGGACGCTCTACCGAGCTATTCCTATCCAATGATCATTGGCATTACAGGCACTCGTGAAGGAATGACCGACCACCAACTACGGTCGGTTGGTCGTTACCTTGCCGATCGCAGTGGTGAATTTCATCACGGCGACTGTGTTGGCGTAGATGTGCAAGCAGCAAAGATAGCCAAGTATTTTGGTTACCACGTCGTGTGCCACCCTCCCATGGATAGCGCGATGCGCGCCTTTCATGATAGTGATGAAGTTCGTGCACCACTCGGTTACCTAGCACGCGATCGGAAGATCGTTGAGAGTGTTGAGTTGTTACTTGTTGTGCCCAAACAAAAAGAGTGGCAGTCGTCGGGTGGAACGTGGTATACTCATGACTACGCCAAGAAGAAAGGCGTTCCTATTATTATGTTTTGGCCGGAGTAAAAATCATGCCTAAGTTTGTTGTTGAAACAGTTCGTGTTCTCAGATCCAAGTATTATGTTGAGTGCCCAGCGGCTGAGTGGGCAGCTGATGCCATTACCATGGAAGAACTCGATCAATTTTCTGATGTGTTTCACATGGAAGATATTGCCTCAATTACAGAGGTGGAAGACTACCCAGTAGCACTACCCAACGAAGGTGTGAACGGAGCAATCAATACATATAACCCTGACACTAAACGTTGGGATCAATCTGTGCGGTGGGAACTCGCCCACCAACACCCATTAAAGGATTGAGATGAAAACATTTGTAAGCGAAGGACTGACTATTGAGGTCCCTGATATCAACATCGTCAGCGATGACGGCCCCGTTATGCAAATTGCAGAGGGTGAACATGCAGGTGTGTGTTTCAAGATTTCAAACATTCGAATGGATGACGCTGATGAAGGTCTGATGTGGTACGACCTTAACATCACTGATGCAGTTGGCCAAAATACAGGATTGTCTGTTGACAACATCAAACCAATCGCGGATAATTTCATTTTACTGGCACTACACGAACAAATTAAACGAGCTAAAACAGGTGCGGTTTCAATTTCAAATACTTAAAGAAATTTGCAACTGACATCTCCTTACCATCCTTGAGACGACATACCTTATAGATGATTTTGGTCTTTAGTTTTGCTATTTCTTCTTGTGATTTTACTCTTGAATAAGATTGCAAGTTTTGATCTGTAGTCCTTAAAGATCTTGTATATCTCAACTTATCCATGGATTTTTTTGCGTGGGGTTTACCGTACATTCCGTTAAGCTCTCCGGGCCTCCCTTTCAAAGGGTTTGGGCCTTGGGCCACGCCCAACTTAGCTTGAGATATTTTATGTTTGTGTTCACCGGAGCGTGGCGATTTTAATTTATACTTTTCACGAGGCTTTCTGTTGGGATGTTTCCTACCAAAGTTATCACACCCCCACATTCGTCGGCCGGCCATAGTATAAAACTGGTTAATGCACAGTGGATCTCCCCAATGCTCGTGAATCATGTCCTGCTCATAGTCATAAGCATCTTTACGGTCGAAGAACTCTGCAATGATCATCCAGTCAAATTGATCAAAAATGGGTTTGACTCTTTTACTCGAAGTCTGGTATAATGGAAAGTCAACGTCTGATGGAGTTACTTGTTTTCTTGATGTTCTAGACCCTATGTAGAACTCCCCTGTGTCTTTGTGGGTACACATGTAGACGTAGGGCATAACTCGATCTGACTTATAAATCACAACTTCTCCTTAATTACTATTTCCATCTTTGTTAGATTATTTATAAATAAAAGGAATTCAAATGTTCGTGCGATTATTGTCTGACCTTCACATGGAGGGGTACTACTACTCCTATACTCCCGTCGGCGAAGACCTTGTTGTTTTCGCTGGGGATATTCACACCCGCAATCGTCACGAAGAGTTGATTGAACAGGTACCTGAGACCACTCAGATCATTATGGTTGCCGGTAACCACGAATACTACCATCGTGAATTTCATGAAGTCAACCGCTATCTAAAGTCGCTTGAGACTGTGTATAAGAACTTCAAGTTCCTGAACAACGACTCATTTGTACACGATGGCATCCACTTTTACGGTGGTACGATGTACAGTGACTTCTACTTGTATGGACAAGGTGAGCATTGGCAGACGATTGCTGATGCTGACAAGTTCATTATGGACTTCCGTGTGTCTCAGATTGAAGATGGTGGTAACCGGCGTATATGGTCTACGGATGATCATATTAAGGAACATACTAAGTTCCGCAACGGTCTCCAACATTGGATTCGAGAAACCGAAGGCCATAAGCGAGTTGTTGTGTCACACTTTGTACCACACCTTAAAGCAGTGCATCCTCGTTGGGGCCGTAGTGCTCTGAACGGATACTTCACGTGCGATATGGATAAGCACATGGGTTGGGAAGGTTTGTGGTTGTATGGCCACACTCACGACTCTGGTGACTTCATGGTTGGCGACACTCGATGTGTCGGTAACCCACGAGGCTACGGCGATGAAAACCGCCACGGCTTTGAAGAGGAAAAAATATTAGAAATTTGAGTTGGACCTGTTGTCAACAAACTGATTCAGATAGATAATATCCGAATACCACTAAGGATGGTTTCAGCAACTTAAAATACAATCGTACTAAAGTAGAAGCGTTTATCAGTCACAGCTTCACGCTCTTCGGAGTGACGTCACACAGAAACTGGGTACCTTGCAGGTGGTTATGAACCTGATATTGGGAACGGTAGAAATCGAACCTCAGTGGTAGCTGAGTACAGCCCTACGGGCGACCATCCTGCAATTGAATTCTTAGGTTGAATTCTGCAATCAAAACCTATGGCGTCTACCAGGACATTAAACTGGCATCAACCTGTAACATTATGGAGAAAGATATGAACGCATTTGTAAACGCGGCAGTTCAACTGCCTGACTCGTACACTGAAAACGGTGCAGAAACTTTTGCATCGTCACTGAACACCAACGTCGACTTGTTTTTCCAAGTCGGTGCATCTCGCGGCAAAGCTGTCGAGGTTGCAAAGGTGTTCGCTCAAGCGTACCGCGAGAACCCTTCACTGGCTGTTCGCATTGCTTTGTGGGCACGTGATGCTCGCGGTGGTGCTGGTGAGCGTGAAGTGTTTAAGGAAATGGTTAAGCTGATGCCTCGCCAGGTTCAGCTTGGTGTGATTCCAAAGGCTGTTGAGCTCGGTCGTTGGGATGACTTGGAAATCTTGGTTAACTCCACAGACGACCTCGTTTCGCAAACTGCGGCAATCTACTGGAAGAACGCTGTTCTTGCAGGCCACGGTTTGGCAGCAAAGTGGGCTCCTCGGAAGGGAGACACAGCCATCAAGTTGCGCACTCTTTGGGGTATGACTCCAAAGCAGTATCGCAAGACTGTTGTTACTGCAACCGATGTTGTGGAACAAAAGATGTGCGCGAAGGAATGGGATGCAATTGAGTTTGCACACGTTCCATCAGTTGCTGCTTCACGGTACAACAAGGCATTTTTGAAGAATGCTACAGTCAAGTATGGTGAGTACAAGGAAGCGCTGGTTAAGGGTGAAACCAAGATCAATGCATCCGCACTGTTCCCACACGACGTTGTTCGCGGCCGCGAACAAGCCGTCGATCATGATGTGATGAACGAACAATGGAAGGCTTTGCCTGACTTCTTAAACGGTAAGAACAACGACATCCTTGTGATGTCCGACGTCTCCGGTTCTATGAGTGTTCAGGTGTCTGGTAGCGTAATTGCTATGGATGTGTCTATCGCATTGGGTCTGTATATCTCCGAACGTCAGTCTGGAGCGTTTAAGGATCTTGTGTTGACCTTCTCTTCAACTCCAAAGTTCCACAAGGTGCATGGCGCAGGAGTTGTTGATCGTATCAACAACCTGTCTCGCGCAGATTGGGGAATGTCAACTGACGTCAACAAGGCTTTCAAGCTGATTGTTGATAATGGTGTCAAGAACAACGTCCCTGCGGCTGAGATGCCAAAGATGCTGTTGATCTTGTCAGATATGGAATTCGACCACTGTGGTGGCGGAACCAACTTCCAAGTATCCCAAAAGATGTTTGCGGCAGCTGGCTACGAAATGCCAAAGGTCGTATTCTGGAATCTGAACTCGCGCACTAAGAATGTACCTGTTCGCCATAACGAGCAAGGGGTTGCCCTGGTTTCTGGCTTCTCGCCAGCGATCTTGAAGTCTATTTTGGGAGTGGAAGAATTCACTCCTGAGAAGATCATGCTCGATGCTGTGATGTCGGATCGCTATGCAATCCCAGGTGTAACAGCATAATTAGCACTCGATTGCTATAAAGCCCCTACAGTGTAGGGGCTTTTCTTTTTGCTGTTGCCAAATATACAATTCCAGAAGATAATAGAGTCATAGCAAACAAGGAATGAATATGATCAAGTATACAATTGAATCGTCGATGGACTCTTTCGAAGTGGTTCGGTGGGCCGATGTTAAAGATGGTATTCGTTCAGGCACAGTTGTTTTCACTACAACTGATCCAGATGAAGCTGAGACAATGTGTGATGAATACACTATTGGAGAATTGGCTGATTATTACTACACTGAACCAGAAAGCGAGTTTGACCGTGTGTGATTGTGCAATTTGTGTTAGGACGCGGTCATTCAATACCGTCGTTGAAGCTTTGGTGCCGGAGCACCAAGAGTATTTCCGGGCGATGTATGATCAACTGCTTGAAGTTGAGCATGACCGCGATTATTACAGGGTGATTGTAGATGGCACGTGGCCAAATGCTGATGAGGTGATCAAGCACATCCGGAGTAAACGTGGTTGAGTTAAAATACTACATTTACAGGGCCGGGCGTGTTTTGATGCGCCCTATTGCCTTTCTCTCACTGTGTTATAATGATGAGAAGGTTGTTTTGCATGCTTCGTTGAAGAAACAGTTCAGGGAGCGCCGCGAGCGCATCAACAAATAATAACCTTCTGTTTCGTAAGGTTGTTGACCTAATTGCACAAATCGATTATAATAGAGTCATAGCAACAAGGAACTGAAATGAAATTGATCAAAGAAATCGCCCAAGCAACAGTGATCGCAGCTTTGTTTTTTGGCCCCCTGTTTTATTATTTCCTGTTTGTGATGAAGCCCTGAGTTTTTGGATATATAATACCCCTTCACAAATTTTCAAGGAAACACCATGAACTACACGCTGATCACATCCAAAGGTAAAGTTTACACGTTCTTCATCAAAGAATTGGCACTGACATACCAACAAGCGTTTGGTGGGGTATTGATGGATTCACGTGAATTCGCCCAAGTGAAAGAGACGGCCGCAGTCTAATTGAAAGTTTTATTATGAACAACGCAGTGATGTATAAGGGCCAGTTGTTGGCCAAAAATTCTGAGGCATACTTTTTATGGGATGTAAAAGAGTTCAAAAAGCTCGATGCCCACCTAAAAGAACTTGACCGAAAGCAAAAAGAGTTGATGGAGCGATACGATAGCCGTTGACCTAAACTCGAATTCAGAAGATAATAGAGTCATAGCAAACAAGGATACATCATGAACGCAAGTGCAAAAATCGCTGAAATCAAAAACCTGATCAACACAGCTGCTGGTATTGTGGATGGTAATATTGACGACGTGTGGGTGTGGTACGAGGTTAAAGAAATGCAGGAGAAGGTTGGTTTCAGTTCTTGGAAAACCCAACCGAGTGGCCGATTCCAAATCAACGTGTCCCATCCAGGCGAGCGTCGTGACCGTATCTTCCGCACCAAGAAAGCTGATGGTTCGTTTAATGTTTTAGATGTAGTCGAAGCTATCAAGTCACAGCACCGGGCCCGTAAATCTGAGATAGACCGTGAAGTCGCCCGCAAGTCAAATGCAGACGTTGCTGAGGCTATTCGTACCAGCTACGTGGGTAAAACTAAGTACATTTCCTCTTACGCCAGCTCTACGAGCACGTTTGTGGCTCCATCTAGTGTGGAGGGTAAAGTAGCCGTTCAGATCAACTTTGGGTCAGTTGACCCAGAAGTCGCTCGTAAAATTATGGCATTCGTTAACGCCTTGGAGGCATGATGGCTGGCTTGATCTACACCACACAAAAGTCCAAGTTGTCTAAGAAACAACGAGCGGCTCAAGAAGCACTAATGAAAGAACAACGTGCAATCAAACTTCAACTCAAAGCAATCCAACCGGCGTCTCGGATGTCTTTTGTGGATCCTGCGCCAGCTGTTCGTACGACTCGTCATATTCCTAGTCGCGATACCGGTGGTGCTGTGGCTACGCTGAAACCAGTTCCTGTATATACAGGTGACAAGATGATCGGTATTGGTCAACTGCATAAGAGTAATGCGGTGCCTGTGTTCCGGGCAGAAGATGCCGAAGATATCGCAAGAATGCGACGTTAATCTCATACGAAGGTTTATATCATGATCAATATTTTTATTTCTGCGTTGAATATCTTCGTAGCAAAGATGTGTTTTGAATCCGGACACCCAGCATGGGGTTGGATCAACCTCGTATCAAGCGCTGCGAATGCATCTATATTTTTGGTGAAAATTGTATGACCCCAGTTTACTTGCTGTTGTTTCTTTTGCTGAAACACTTTATAATTGACTTTCCACTGCAGACAAAGTATCAGTGGAGCAATAAAGGAACGTACGGACATCCAGGCGGTCTACTTCATGCGGGCCTCCACGGTGTTGGAACATGGGCTGTTCTTGCTTGGTATGCTCCATACGCTGCTATCATTCTGGGGATGATGGATACGTTGATTCACTACCATATTGATTGGGCGAAGATGAATCTCAACGCAAAGTTTGGTTGGGGTCCAACAACACACGAGAGTTTCTGGTGGCTTTTGGGGCTTGATCAGCTTGCACATCAGCTAACGTATATTTGGTTTATAACACTATTGGTTTAACATATGAGAAGTAATTACTGGACATGTTCTAAGTTTGCAGATTGGCTGCGCGGTACTATGAAGCCAAAAGCTGCAACGGCTGGTGAATGGAGTGCGTGGAAGAAAGAAGCCCGTACACAGCACCCAATTCGATTCTGGTTTGCCGAAGAGGGTTTGGATAAAATCCAAACCGCGGTAATGTGGCCAGTGGATCGCATGTACGATGTGAAGTACTACATCAACAATCGCTGGATCACTAAGACACACACACTAACCGCCAGCTCTTTAAAGGCAGGCAAATGGCATGAGTTTGAAACTCGAGTCCTTCACTGTCTGTTTGATGAGCTTGTGAATTACGTCGAGGTTGAGAGTGCATGGTCGCATATCATGTGGGCTGACGAGCAAGAACGCAAGAAGTACGATACACCATTCTGGGCTTCTGGTTGGTTTCGCTGGCGCACTTGGCGTTCTCCACAAGCCGGAAAAGACCACCTCAAGTGGGCTGCAAATTTGAAGTTTGATGATAACTGGGGTGTGAGTCCCGAAAATGAGTCGTACGGTAAACCAACTCATCAAGCAATTGCAGCACAAGAAATACTGGCTTTGTATGAGTGGTGGTCTATTTACCGTCCACTGCGGCCTGATCCTTACGATGTATCTGGTTGGAGTGCAATTTGTTCTCGGCGCCGAGAACGAGACCCAGATGACATCTTTGGGGAAGATAAAACGCCTACTGATCGTGAAGAGACGACAAAATCTCTTGACGCGATACAGAAAATGGAAGAAGATTACGAGCGAGAAGATGAAGAAATGTTGATTCGTTTGATCAAGATTCGTGGATCGATGTGGACTTAACAAGGAGTAATTATGAGTAAAATTGTGTTTTTGAGACTGGACGGAGATGAACAAGTCGAGGTTCGAATGAGCGGAGATGCTACGTGGATGGAGGTGACGAGTAAATTCGTTAACTTCCTCCGCGGGGCAGGATACTCTGTCACAGAGGATGACGTTGGACAATACTTGAGCCCTTCACTGGAAGATTCAACGCCATTTGAGTGGGATGAAATTACCATCTCAGCAACAGACTATAATGATTATGAGGAATTTCAATTCCAAGAAACATCTGACCCGCGGTATAACTTCGACCCACTTACCCAAGCCACTACAACGTGGTTCAACAAATGATTACATTACAGGACGTTGCAGCTGCTAATCGTTCAGATCTGTACGACATCAAAGGTCAACTGCAAGTTGACAAGATGAAACTTGATCGATTCTTCTCTATTTTTCTGGATCAAAATGAGATGGACGAAGATGATCTTGACACACCCGTATGGTTTACCTATAAAGAAATGCTAAAAGAATATGACCGGATTGACCGACTACTCAAAACAACCGACTTCTACATTAAACAAAATGCATGAGGCTCCGGCGTTTAAAACAGCCAATGAATTTTCACTTCACATCGAAAGTCTCGCATCCAAGATGCGAATCACACACATGGAGGCCGTCCTGTTGTTCTGCGAGCAACACTATCTTGAGCCAAAGGATGTGTCCTCAAAAATCAACAAGTCTCTGAAAGAGAAAATTGAAGTGGACTTTCGCAACCTGAACTACCTCCCAAAACAAGCCCAGTTGGATGTATGAAAGACAAATGTAGGGACCAAAACTGTGGATGGATTTAAGACGTTTAAGTACTACACCGCCATTAAACTTCATTTCACTGACGCAAAGTTCAATGTTTTCACAAACAAAGGACGTGTGAGAGGGTCTGTGGATCGGTTTAATGCCCGCAATGATAGGATGTTGTTCGAACGGTTGGGCCGTCAGTTCTCAACCGATAAAGAGTGCATTCAATACATTGCAGCGAACTTCATGTATGGAAATCCAGAGGTGGTGTACAACCCAAACGAGGGGTTAACAAACTACCAGGAGTATCTTCGCCGCAAGCAATCGATGACGAAAATATTCCAGGATGACCTACACAAGATCATTAACACCGGTGCTCGGTATGACCAAGATGAATTCAGTGGATTCAAAATACCGGACGTAGTACAATTGCTTCTAGCGCAGAAGATCACTATCGAGACTGTAGTGATACTAGATACACTGGATGCAATTGTAGATAAATTGAAGCAAGGAAACCATATATCTTTGCTTCTTGCTGATGACCTTCGGCGAATAGAAAAGTCGAGGGGGTTCGTTAAATTTGACTCATCGAAGGTTATGGGTCCGTACTTAGAATTTTTGGAAGAAACACATGGGCAAGACATACCGTCAACCATCGCATAAGTTTGACGATGAGCGAGCAGCTCGTAAAGGAAAGCATCCAAGCCACGCGAACGGGCGTAAGTCGGGTGGCATGAGAATCATCAACGATGTTTTTGACGAAGATGATGATTTTTTTGATGATGATCTCAATATCACGGACACAATCGTTATAAATAAGTTTAGTGACGACAAATCTTGATAATGAATACATCGCAATAACGCGTTAATACTACGTTTATACAAAGGAAATACAATGGACTTGAAATCTCTCCGCGCATCGCGCAACAATGACTTCTCTAAAATCGCAGGTGAATTTGAGAAGGCCGCCAATCCCGAATCTGGCGCAAAGTCTTACGAAGACAACCGCTTCTGGAAACCAGAGCGCGACAAAGCCGGTAACGCTACCGCAACGATTCGATTCTTAGCTCGTACCGAAGGTGATGAATTGCCTTGGGTCAAAGTGTTTTCTCATGGTTTCAAAGGCCCTACCGGTCGCTGGTACATTGAGAACAGTTTGACAACCCTCGGCCAAGCCGACCCAGTGTCTGAGCTGAATATGAAGCTGTGGAACTCTACCACAGACGACAAATCCCCAGAACGCAAGCAGGCCCGCGATCAAAAGCGTAAGCTGAGCTACATTGCCAACGTGTTGATCATCAACGATCCGAAGCACCCTGAAAATAACGGCCAAGTTAAGCTGTTCAAGTTCGGTAAGAAGATTTTTGATAAGATCATGGACAAGGCGCGCCCAACTTTTGAAGATGAGCAGCCAGTCAATGTGTTCGATTACTGGGAAGGTGCAAACTTCAAGCTTCGTATGAAGGTTGTTGACAAGTACCCTAACTACGACTCTTCTGAATTTGAGCCGATTGCTCCAATCGCTGATAGCGATGAAGAAATCCTCGAGATCGTTAACCAACAGTACAAGCTGTCTGAGTTTACCGCTCCAGGTAATTTCAAGACGTACGATCAGCTGAAAGCTAAACTCGATGCTGTTTTGTCAGGCGCGCCATCTAGTGGTGGTACTGCAATGGATGAAGCTACGAGTGACGATGACGAGCGTTTGCTTGCACGCGTTGCAACCTCACCAGCTCCACGCAGCGTTCCCGCTCCAGCACCAAAGTCCAAGGCACCAGCATTAGATAATGATGATGATGCCCTCAGCTACTTCCAAAGTATTGCTGACGAAGACTGATCAGGTAAGCTGATAAAAGAAAAGCCCGCTAAGCGGGCTTTTTTGTTGGTTAGAATGCATACCGAGAGTCAATAAACTTCCGTACAGAGGACTCCGAATTCCTTGTCGGGCTCTTTGCCGTATACGATGAAGTTTGATTACTGACATTAGTTGAGTTGCTTGGTGCATTGATAATGACGGGTGCGCTCGATGGTGTCAAAATTGATGCATTCTCGGCTGATTGTGTTGCAATTTGATCTGCACTTGATGGAGTAGGTGCAATTGCTGATGCTGGTGTAGCCACTCCAGCAGTTGTATTTTTAGCAAGCTGGGCCGGACGATCATTTGCTGCACGCATCTCGCGAGCGGCATTAACACTACTCTGCTTACTTGGATCAACTGCAATAGGGTATGCCTTACCTGTTGTTTTATCGGTAATCTCTGTCAGCTGTCCACCTTCAAATTTACCCTCAGCGTTATTTGGATCAAGGCCAAGCTTTGTTGCCTCATTACGTAGCTTGTCATCCTGTTGCGCAACTCCAACACCTTCTTTTTTCACTTTTGCTGACGTCGCTAACATTGCTGGAGTACGATCAACTGGTTTAGCTTGGGTTGATGCACCACTTTCTTTTGATTTTGCTGCAATTGCTCTATCTAACTGTTGCAATTGATTTTTGTGTGCTAGTTTAGATTGAGCACTATCTGTAGCTGGACCTGCTTTAGCCAACTTATCACGCGTTGCTTGCAATGACTCTACTGTTGCCTCTCCACCCAATGCAGCGACGGGCGCTCCTGCGACTGGAGGTTCTCCGAGTGTTGTAACCGGAGCTTTTAAAACGGGCTGTGCACGGCCTTCTTTCACCATGTATTCAGATTCGTTTTGAATACGCTTTGATTGAGCTTCACGCGCAAAATTATCGTCACCGCCAAATCCAAACATCGACTTAACGCCTTGATATCCTTTTACGGCGTAACCACCAACAGCCTTACCTACCGACGATCCTGCAAACCCACCAATCGCACCACCAACTAGACCACCAACTACCGTACCGGCACCTGGGATAATAGAACCGATGGAAGCACCAAGAGCTGCTCCACCGATAGCGCCGGCGGCCATACCACCACCTTCACCTACGGCCTCACCCTTGCCAACAGAAGCTTTTTGCTCCGATTCAAGTTTCTTAGCCTCACCCTGTTCTTTGGTCATTTGGCCAGCTGCTACAGCTTGGTCAATTGCCTTCTTTTCACCCTCTTCGTTTTGGCTAGCAGTCTGCCATCCACTATAAGCAGTGTATGCACCTGCCCCAACAGCTAACGCTGATCCAGCAATTGCACCGCCTTTACCACTCAAAAATTGAAGAGCCTTACCACCAAACCCCTTCGCAGCAGTAGCTGCTTTACCCAGCCCACCCTTTTTACCAAACTTGTCAAGGGCAAAATCTGCAATATCACCAAGAATACCACCGCCCCCTTCCTCAGATTGTGCTTTTTCTGTAGGAGCTGCTTCTTTACGGGGCACTGCAGTCCCCGTTGCACTGGCGCGAGTGTTCTCTTCAATCTTTTTTAGAAGATCGGTCTGCTCTGCCATCAAGCGTGCGTTTTCAGCCACATCCTCGGTAGTTGTGCCAATAGCCGGTACTGTTAGAGCTGACGATACTTTTTCAGGTAAAGGA